TGGCATACGAAATCTCCGCATACGCTGTAAAGGTCACCCGTGTTGCGGGTGCTGACCTTTCGGCCCTCCAGTACACATTCGTCAAGCAGAACTCCAGCAATCAGGTTGTCGCTGTTGCTGCTGCTACTGACATTCCGATTGGTGTTCTTCAGAACGCACCGACTTCAGGACAGGAAGCAGAAATCCTTGTCGTTGGTGGAACCAAGTTGAAGGCCGGTGCAACCATCACGCAAGGCACGCACTTCCTTCTCGGAACCACTTCCGCTGGAGCAGCGACTCCGCTTGCCGCCGGCACCGATACCACCAAGTATGTCCTCGCATCTCCGCTTTCGAGCGCAGCATCCGGCGACATCATGTCCGCAATCGTCAACTGCGTTGCGCCAAGTCGCGCTGCGTGATCGGAGACTGAATAATGCCTCAGCCAAACTTGAATCAGGTTCACGTCGACGCTCCGTTGACGAACATCTCAATCGCCTATCTTCAGGCGCAAGAGAACTTCATCGCGAACAAGATTTTCCCGGTGATCCCCGTTGATAAGAAGTCAGACAAGTTCTTTGTCTACACGAAGAACGATTGGTTCCGTGACGAGGCTCAGCGTCGAGCAGACGCAACCGAGTCCGCCGGCTCCGGTTACAACCTGACCACCTCGTCATACAACGCTGATGTGTGGGCTTTCCACAAGGACGTTGGCGATCAGACCCGTGCGAACAGCGACACGCCGCTCGTCCCGGATCGTGAAGCGACCGAGTTCGTTACATCCCGACTCCTTCTCCGTCAAGAAGTTCAGTTTGTTTCTGACTTCATTACGACCGGTGTTTGGGGAACCGATTGGGCCGGCGTTGCTGGTACCCCCTCGACGAACGAGTTCAAGCAGTGGAGCGACTACGCCAACTCCGATCCCATTGAGGACATCGAAGCCGGCAAAGAAACCGTCCTCGGCACCACCGGCTTCATGCCGAACACGCTCGTCCTCGGCTATCAGGTGTACCGCAAGTTGCGTAACCACCCGGACCTTGTTGATCGCATCAAGTACACGTCCTCGAACGTGATCACGACCGACATCATGGCTCGCCTGTTTGATGTTGAGCGTGTCCTTGTGTCGTCGTCGGTTCGTGCAACCAACGCTGAAGGCGCAACCGCCGCTTATGCGTTCAACACCGGCAAGTCCGCACTCCTTACCTACTCCGCACCGAACCCCGGCCTCATGACTCCGTCTGCTGGCTACACGTTCGCATGGCGTGGAGTTTCCGGTGGGCTTGGCGCAACGATCGGCGTGAGCCGCATCCGCATGGAGCACCTCAAGGCCGACCGCATTGAAGGCGAACTTGCATTCGCTAACAAGGTGACCGGTGCAGACCTTGGGTTCTTCTTCGGTACTGCCGTAGCCTGACCCTGACATTCTCTCCCGCCTACGCTGCCATCCCCTCGGCGTAGGCGGGAGACTCGTCTCTTTCAAGGAGTGTCCTAGTGGCCGTCGCCCCGATCGGGCTGCATAAAGTCCGTCGACCTTTTGATGCTGATGGAGTCCGCATGATTCCCGGCAGCATTGTTGATGTAACGGAATGGCGTAACGCCTTCCAACTCGTTGATCGTGGTTATCTCGTTGCGGCACCCGATGCTGTCGTCGAGGCCGCAAAGCCAGCGAAGAAAGCAGCGGCTAAGAAGCCGGCTACCAAAAGGGCGGCTCGACCTACTCCGGCGAGCGCAGTTGAGGACTGATGTTCCCGGATCGTCAGTTCTTCCGTAGCGCAAACGTTGGAAACTGGCAGAGCGCTACCGATGCCCTTGAAACCGGATTTACTTTCGGTTTCTATGGTGCGTTCTCAGACGCAACTACGCAGACAATTACAGCGGACACCGCTACGCCGATGACGTTTGACACGACCGAAGAATCGTTCGGCGTATCCGTGGGAACACCGACCAGTCGGATTGTCATCGCTAATGCCGGCACCTACAACATTCAGTTCTCAGCGCAACTCGACAAAACCGATGGCGGCTCTGATAATGTCACCATTTGGCTCGATGTGAACGGAAACAATGTGGCACGATCCGCCACCGACCTCACTATTCCTAACAATCCGGGACGAGTCGTTGCCGCTTGGAATTGGGTCTACACGTTCACCGCTGGACAGTATTTCCGGCTCATGTGGTCAAGCCCGGACAGCAGCATGCGCCTGCTCTCAGCCGGCACAAGGACTAGCCCTGCTCGACCGGCTGTTCCATCAGTAATCCTGACGGTCACTCAGGTCGGAGCCTTGCGGTAGCACCATACGCCTCTTTGTCTCCCCGTTCGGCAAGAATGGACTTTATGACTACGCCCACCGCCCCTGATCCTGATGTGCTGTCCTCACTTGTAGAGGGGCACCGAAACCAATGGTATGCGCGTGGCTGCGCTGTAGGTCGGATAATCCTCGACCTTGACCCCGGCGAGTACCGAACACGGCTTGTCGGATACATGAACTTGCCTGTTGAGACAATCAATCACGCACCGATCATCGCTGCCGTCAACGAGACGCTCGGTGTGAGTATCCGCCCTGACACTCTCGGCCGGCATAGACGGCACGCTTGTTCCTGTCCCGATGAGGCGTACAAGTGACTGGTTCGTATGACGACGCGATCTCTATTCCGGGTCAGGACCCTGACGCGCTCGACGATGCTTTGCGTCGATCTAGCCGCAAAGCGACTCCGGCTCCGGCCGGGTGGGAATCAGGAATCGCTTGGGATGGTAGCGAAGGACAGATAACTACCGGCGCACTTGATGTCGAACCGAACGACGCGTTGTGGAGTGAACTGCTCGCCGATTGGAACCTTGATCCTTCTACTACCGAGGTGGTTCCCGGCTCGATGCAGGTTCGGGGTTGGGATGCGAATGTAGGCGGCGGAGAAGTACGCCGGCTCCGCTACTACCGGGCGACTATTCGCAATCGAACCGTATCCGGTGACCGCTGCGACATTGACGAACTGTGTTCGGCGATAATGAAACGCAAGAAACGCAAGCAGCCTACGATGGTTGCATCATCGGTTTCGCTTGTCGTGCCGCTGTCTGATTGGCAGATAGGCAAAGGTGAAGGCGGTGGAACGCCGGCCACCGTCGAGCGCATCCTCAACGGTATTGACGCTATGACCGCAAAGGTGCAGCGCATGAAGGCGTCGGGGCGTGCACCTGAAGCGATCTACCTACTCGGCATGGGGGACACCGTCGAGCAATGCTCAGGCCATTACGCGATGCAAGCGTTCCAAACGGACCTAGACCGGCGTGAACAGAAACGTGTGGCTCGACGACTGTGGCTCCACGCCGTTGACGTAGCCTCTGCGCTCGTCCCACGGGTGGTAATAGCCGGCATACCGGGCAACCATGGAGAGAACCGCAAGGAAGGCAAAGCCTTTACTACGTGGACTGACAATGACGACTTGGCGGTGATTGAGGAAGTCGCTGAGATTTGCCAACATAACGTCGAGCGTTATGGCCATGTAACGGCAGTCCTGCCACGCGACTTGACTTTGGTGCTCGGCGTTTCAGGCGTGAACGTAGGCATCGCTCATGGACATCAGTTCAACGGCGGTGGTCATGCTGCGATGAAAGCGGAGAAGTGGTGGACCGGGCAGATTATGGGAAGGCAAGCGATCGCTGATGCCGACATCCTCATAAACGGTCATTTTCATCATCTAGTAATCGCCGAGTCCACGGGCCGGACGCACATTCAATGTCCCGCACAAGATGGCGGATCGTATTGGTGGACAGCGCAAACGGGTCACAATTCGCCGGCCGGCCAACTAATGCTTGGAGTCGGCACCGGGTATGGCGCTCGACCGTGGGGCGATTTAGAAGTTTTGTGACTTCGCTGTTCACGCGTTTGATAGGTTGCAAAACCTTTCGCGCAAACAACAGGCGTGAGGGAAAGAGTTTCTAATGACCGATGACGTAGAAGAACGCAACGAATGGGAGTCGCGTGCCACAGGACAGCAGGAAACCAAACGGACGAATCGCAGGTTCTATCAGCGGTGGCGACGAGTTATTGCGACGTGGAGAGAACTCGCCGACGGAGATCAATAGCGGCGAAGTTCGGTACATCGACCCTGAAACCGGTGGGGAGAAGGGAACGAAACTTGCCCGGTATGACCTAATCCCTGAAATGCCGTTACATGCGCTTGCCGAACATTGCGGTCGAGGCGCAGCGAAGTACGACGATCACAACTGGCGGAAGGGATACCCGTGGTCAATTTCGTTCAACGCATTGAACAGACACCTATGGGCGTGGTGGAATGGTGAGGACATCGACCCCGAATTAGGTTCGCATCATCTCGATGCTGTTATGTGGCACGCCCTCACTTTGAGGGAGTACGCAGAAGCACATAAAGAACGAGACGATCGCCCAAAGATGATTCGTGGCACAATAGGTGACATCGAATCTTTTGAAGGAGACAACAAGTGACTTGGTCGTATTCGGGGAATCCCGCATCGTCTGATACTGACGCCGTTCGGTTCCTTGTCGCCGACACGGACACAACCGATCAGTTGATTAGCAACGAAGAAATCAACTACCTCTTGACGACCTACAACGAGCCGGCGTTTGCGGCAGTCGCAGCCGCTCGCGCTATCGCAGCAAAGTTCGCTCGACAATCAGATCAATCCCGATCCGTAGGCGACTTGTCTTTGTCGGAATCCTTCTCGCAGAAGTCAGAGCAGTATCATCACCTCGCTGATCACCTCGACGGCCTCGCTAACGAGTTCTCGCAACCACCGATTCCTGTGGCTAACGCCAACGCCCTCGGCGCAGAGTTCACTATCGGCCTCTTAGACAAATACACTTTGTAGCCATGACGCTGAATAGTGCGCTCACCGAACTTATGACCGACACCGTAACTATCGCTGCGGTTTCGTCTATGGATTCCTACGGCAAGCGTACGTACAGTACGCCTACGTCCTATTCGACTTGCCGCATTCAGTCAGGGAACCGCAAAGTCGTTGATAACGAAGGGCAGGAGCGGGTATCAGTAGGTCGCGTCTACATTCCTAATGCCCCGACCGTGACAATCAACGATCGGCTCCTTCTTCCGGGGAGCGTCGTAGCACCTATCATCGCCGTCGATGAGTTCCACGACGAACTCGGCACCCATCACACGATCGTTCATTACGGGTGATTGACTATGACTTCGTTCTCGGTTTCCTTCGCCGGCCTATTGCAACTCAACAAGCAACTCAATGAGATGACTACGCGTGCGCCTTCGGCGCTCGATCAGGCGTTGTACCGGGAAGGGCAAGCGATCTTCCGTGAGTCGCAACGCCTAGTTCCAGTCGATAAAGGTTTCTTGAAGGCTTCAGGGGTCGTCGAGGCCGAGCCGGGAACCGTGTTCATCGGATACGGTGGCCCCGCAGCGTCGTATGCGTTGTACGTT